AAGTAATTGAGCCGTATATCGATCAGTCCTATGCCGAACTCGCAGTCTATGTGAATGCGTTTGAACAAAAGATGCGGATGAAGCGTGAAGCGATTGCTAACAAAGGCATCTGGACTGGCAAGAAGCACTACATGCTGAATGTTTACAACAACGAAGGCGTCCAGTATAACGAGCCACAGTTGAAGATGGTTGGCATTGAAGCAGTCAAATCATCCACACCAGCAGCCTGCCGCGACAACATCAAAGATGCTATCAAGATCATCATGAACAAATCTGAACCAGAGTTGGTCAAGTTTGTTCAAGATTTTCGCGGTGAGTTCCGCAAGATGCGGTTCGACCAAGTGGCATCACCACGTGGTCTGAATGGTATGAATAAATACAAAAACAGCACCACCGGCTGGGAGAAGGGTACGCCTATTCATGTTCGCGGCGCGCTTGTCTATAATCAGATGATTGACAGACATTCCCTACAGAAGAAGTTAGAGAAAATTCGTGACGGCGATAAGATCAAGTTCTGCTACCTGTTGACGCCCAATCCGTCGCGCGAAAATGTAATAAGCATTCCAGATACTTTACCAGAAGAGTTCTTCCTTGAAGACTACATCGATTATGAACTCCAATTTGAGAAAGTATTTGCTGGTCCCCTTCGGTCTATTACCGATGTGATCGGTTGGAATCTTGAAGAAAAAAGTACACTAGAAGGATTCTTTGGATGATTGTTTCTAAAATGAAACTATACAATATGGAGATATGTGACTCTCTTAAAGAGATAATTTTTATATTAAACAGTGATTTTGAAAAGCAGCATATACCTAAGATTAGCGAAGAGTTTAATAAGAAGGGTCGGTCTTTGATATCTCCGAAATCTTTAAATGCTGGATATTCTGAATCATTTAATAAAATGGGGTTTGTTAAATACCGTCCTTTCAAAGACAGTTCATGTGAGATAGACTTTTTTAAAGATGGTGTAGGAATAGAAATTCAATTCGGTAAGTATTCGTATATAATATATGATATCTATGCGAAACTAAGACCGTGTTTCTTTAATGATACACTCAAGTATGGCATTGAAGTTGTTCCTACTAAAGCAATGTGTGATAAAATGTCTAACGGCGTCGGCAACTTTGAGACAGAAGTTAAGAAATTAGATAGATGCTCTATCGACTTTCCTTTGGCTATTCTCGGTATTGAAACGACAAATGAAACAGTATAAGTTAACCTCACTAGAAGGATTCTTTTCATGACAGACTTTGAGATAAACGACTTCGGCTTTAGTGCAGTATCAGAAGAAGAATTGGAATCGGTACAAAATGTCGAAACCATTCTTACTGAATATGACGCGAAACTTAATGCTTTACAGGATCGATTAGATGGTGTATACTCAGCTATAAAGCCTCTGCTAAAACACTTGAAAGATAGCCCAAATAAAGACTATATCTATTGGCCTAATCGCCTTGAGAAGATATCTGAATTTGAAGAAAAATTACTCGAACTCTATAAAGGGAAATAATATGTCATTAATGGACAAAATGATAAAAAACAGTACAATCAAGCTAACGTCTGCTATTGGAGACTCGAAGGTCTTCGGTAAGAAAGAGATGGCACAAACGCCTGTGCCGATGATTAACGTTGCTCTTTCTGGTCGCGTAGACGGCGGACTTGTTCCTGGTTTGTTGATGCTTGCTGGACCATCGAAACACTTCAAGTCTGCATTTGCCTTGCTGATGGTTGCAGCTTATCAGAAAAAGTATCCAGAAGCCGTGGTCCTGTTTTATGACTCCGAGTTTGGTACACCTCAAGCGTATTTCGAATCATTCGGCATCAATATGGAACAAGTGATTCATACGCCGATTACCGATGTTGAACAATTGAAGTTTGATATTATGAAGCAACTTGATGGTATTGAGAAAAAAGACCGCGTGGTTATCGTTATCGATTCGATTGGTAACTTGGCTTCAAAGAAAGAAGTCGAAGACGCAATGAATGAGAAATCTGTAGCCGATATGAGCCGCGCAAAGCAGATGAAATCATTGTTCCGTATGGTGACACCTCACCTGAACCTCAAAGATATCCCATTAATCGCAGTCAATCACACATACAAAGAGATTGGTCTGTATCCGAAAGATATCGTGTCAGGAGGGACTGGTGCTTACTATTCAGCGGATGCTATCTGGATCATCGGTCGTCAACAAGAGAAAGATGGTAACGAGATTGCTGGCTATAACTTCGTCATCAATATTGAGAAGTCGCGCCACGTCCGCGAGAAGTCGAAAATCCCGATTATGGTGACATTCGAAGGCGGCATTATGAAGTGGTCTGGTCTACTTGAAGTCGCAGAAAAAGGCAAGTTCATTCTTAAACCAAAAGTTGGATGGTATCAGCCAATTGATCCTGAAACTGGTGAAATTCTTTCTGAAAAACTATTGCGCGCCAAGGATATCGTGAATAACGGCGAGTTTTGGAAGATGATGTTTGAAAAAACAGCGCTTGCAAATTACATCAAAATGCAGTATACTATGGGTACAAAGTCTTTGATGAATGAGGACGATCAGGTACAAGAATATAGCGATGATGAGGAAGATGAAGACGAATGATTGAGAAAACAATTTTATCTGGATTAATTTACAACGAAACATATATTCGCAAGGTCATACCATTTCTAAAGGATGAATATTTTGATAATCTGGATGAAAAACTTATCTTTCAGAATATCAAGACGTACATTGACAAATACAACGGGCTTCCCACAAAGGAAGCCCTGCGTATTGCAGTAGAAGAAAATGAGAAACTAAATGAAGACCGTTACAAGAGTGTCAATGTTGTCATTGATAATCTTGACTATGATTCGAATACCGATATCGGATGGATTGTCGAAAAAACTGAAAAGTTTTGCCAAGACAAAGCACTGTATAACGCGGTGCGTGAATCTATTCTTGTCCTTGATAGCAAGAACTCCGAACTCGAACGCGGTTCTATTCCAGAACTTTTGACGAAGGCTTTGGGTGTCTCGTTTGACAGCAACATCGGTCACGACTTCATTGAAGATGCCGAAGAACGATTCGACTTCTATCATATGAAAGAAGAAAAGATTAAGTTTGACCTTGAAATGTTCAACAAGATCACAAAGGGTGGGCTGTCTAAGAAATCTTTGAGCATTTGTCTTGCTGGTACTGGTGTTGGTAAATCTCTATTCATGTGCCATTGCGCAGCGGCAAACATGATGTTTGGTTTGAATGTGCTGTATATCACAATGGAAATGGCAGAAGAACGTATTGCCGAACGCATTGACGCAAACTTGCTGGACTTCACTCTTGACGAATTACGCGACATTCCAAGAGAAGCATACCAGAAGCGTCTTGCAAGAGTGAAATCGAAAACGAATGGTAAGTTGATTGTGAAAGAATATCCAACAGCGTCTGCTGGTTCTGGGCATTTTAGACACCTATTGAATGAACTTCGTCTAAAGAAGAACTTTAGTCCAGATGTGATCTATATCGATTACCTCAACATCTGTATGAGTTCACGCCTCAAAGTCAGTGCAAACGTAAACTCCTACACTTACATCAAGGCTATCGCAGAAGAACTTCGTGGTCTTGCTGTAGAGTTTAACGTGCCGATCATGTCTGCAACACAAACCACTCGCTCTGGTTTTGGTAACTCTGATGTTGGTCTTGAAGATACTTCCGAATCGTTTGGTCTACCTGCGACTGCTGACTTTATGTTTGCGCTTATCTCAAGCGAAGAACTCGAACAACTTGGTCAAATCATGGTGAAGCAGTTGAAGAACCGCTGGGGTTCGATTGACCACTACAAGCGTTTCACTGTAGGCATTGACCGATCAAAGATGAAACTGTTTGACGCAGAAGACTCCGCGCAAGATGGTATTATGGATGATCGACCTGTTATGGGCAATACCGAATTTGGTGGCAGACAGGAAGAAGAAGAAGCAACAGTGTTTAGACCACGTGGTCGTAAACCAAACTTTGATGGATTGAATTGATGGCTTACATTTCAAGAAACAACCAGTTGATAGAGAACACAACTGGGCAAGTCGTATACAAATCTGAGGTTCAAGATGAATTGAGGTCGATGTGCAGAACGCTAAATCTTGGCGGAGGGTTCAATGGATTTACACCATCGTTCTTCTGTTATGAGTATTCCATAACAAAAAAGTCGCCAGATAAACTGACGACCTTTTAATGGTAGAGATGTGTGGTCAGGCGGAACCCCACCGGCATTCTTGATGCGACCCTGACTTTTCCTTGTGTGAACTCAAAACTCACTCTTGCCTCTTACGTTGCGACCGTATTTACACGCACCCACACGACTATTTAGTATTTTTGTAATTTCACTCTTGACAAATATTTCAAAATATGATATATTTGCATCTAAATACACTTATAACAATGGGAGGGAATATACTATGCAGAAGTCGCACAATCTAAAAGATTTGATCCTAGAAGCAATCACTGAGGCACGTATCATGGAATGCGCCCGTGATGTGTATGATGAAAACAATGTGTTGCTGACTGCGATGCGTCTGTCTGGTGCACCATACTCTTTCATCCAAGAAGTCGCAAACAGACATTAATTTAATATAAGGAACAAAAAATGCTTCTATGGCCAGATGGCAACATAAATTCAGAATATTCGAAAAAACTTATTGACGCCAAAACAACAAATGATCATAACTTTTGGAACGTGTTACGAGAAGTTATTGCGTATGATTTTAAAACAAACAATTTAGATAGATGCAAAGTTTGGGCGTCAACTTCTTTGGTGCCTCTCCTTTCGTCTAATAACAAGTTCGCAGAAATTTATCACGCTTGCTTAAATACTTTAACTACCGAACATGCAGAATTGTATCATAACGCTATGAGTGAGCCTATGGTAGGATGCACTCTAGAAGATTTCAATATTTCATTCAGAATGTTTTCTGATAGAAATTATTCCATGAATCGTATGCAGTTATTGTATCATCTTTTGATTTCTGGATGGAATGTTAGTAACTTGAATAGCATCAACTCTATTGTAGAAATAGGCGCTGGAATGGGGGAACTCACTGATGTTGCATACAAGTTAGGCTTCAATGGCAAATATAGTATTTTTGATTTTCCAGAATTACTCAATTTGCAGCGACATATTCATCGTGGCGTAGGACTCAATGATGTGGAATATTTGTCTGAGTTTGAAGATTTTCCTGTTGCTGACTTGGGTATCGCGACATTCTCTTTCACTGAAATGCCAATCGAACAGAGAGAGCGGATCATCAACACTATGGCAAAAACTAAAAATTGGATCATAGCGTATTCCAACTTTATCTTTGGACTAGACAATGATGCTTACATCAAAAACGTTTTTGTTGAAAAATTTCAAAACCACGATATCTCGTTTATAGATATTCCCTTCATGCCGTGGGATGGTGGCTCAAAATATTTAGTGATAAAGAGCAAATAACACTTGACAATGCCAAACGAATCGTGTAGTCTTTAACTGAATGACAGAACGGAGAAAACACATGAACATCGACCGCAGTGAAATTTCTGACTTGTATAAAGATGCATACGGCACTCGCCCTACTGCTGGCACCATGGCGCATGTCAATGCTATGTCAGACGCGGAATACGAAGGGTTTGCCGCAAGTCTCATGGAAGAACTCAGTGCGAGTATAGACCGCGAAGACCTTGCAGAAAAAGAAGGCGTGGAAATTATAAATCAGCGTCTTCTGGGCATGATGGCAGATTACAATATCAGTCTGTCAAAAGCCATTGAATGGGACTTCGAATCGTTTGGCTCTTCTGTCAATGATCTATACGAAGAGGGTGGCGATGGGTATGTACAATATCAATTTGAGTTTTATCTTTGGCAAAACGGCATTCACAAATTCGATAACGTAAAGCACTACACGGACATCTTTATGGGCAGAAAAGACGATCTGATCCTTGTCAAGAAATGAAAACGCCTTCGGGCGTTTTTTCTGTTTATAAATAACATAGATGGAGTTATTCTCGCAAATGAATTAGAATAAACATGTAAAAGGCGGCAGAAATAATGTCAAATCTTGGTAATTTTTTTACTCTGATCGCAGAAGAAGAAAAAAAGAAGAAGATCGAACTCGAAGATAAGTTAGTGAAAGCTAAGGCTGAACAGGAGATTATCGAATCTCTTGGCAAACTTCTGAGCAATATGGCAGAGAATGCGCCGCAAATTGTAACTGAACAAGTCGCTGAACAAGTCGTAGTAGAGCAAAAACAAACCACTGAACAAGTCGTAGAAGAAATTAAAGAGGCTGATCTGGGACTTATTGGTGGTAATACATCAACAAAGACGATTGATCCTCTTACACCATTAAATCAAAAGTTTGTCACATTTGATGATCTTCAAAAGCATTACAAGACATACATTGCCAGAATACAACAGCAACTATCAACTATGGGTGGTGGCGGTGAAGTTAATCTTCGGTATTTAGATGATGTGAATCGTGGCACCATGAGTGCTAACAATGATAACTGGGTTATGGAATATGACGCGACCACTAAGAAAGCGCAGTTTACAGAGAACATTGGTCCCGTAAAGACACTCAAACTAAACACTGCTGGTCCAGATATTACTCCTGTGCCAGGAATGTTGTCGTGGAACACAGCCGAAGATTGTATGAACATCTATCAAAATGATGGTTCTGTTTTACAGACAGGTTTGGAATCATATATCCGAGTCCATAATCATACTGCTACGCCTTTATTGAATGGTCAAGTTGTTAAATTTGCTGGTGTTGATGATGGTGCTCTTGGAGTTCCAATTGCCGATTTAATGACTGGCAATGAACTTCAAGATCCATTATTTTTGATTGGTGTTATCACAGCAGATATTGCCAGTGGTGAAACTGGTAGAGCGACAATACTTGGTGATGTTCGTGGTCTTAATACAACCGGTTCTTCGGTAGGTCAAACATGGGCAATAGGCGATCTTCTTTGGGTTCATCCCACGCTTGCTGGTAAATTAACAAACATCAAACCGACTGCACCTGACCTTACGATTTCAGTAGCGGCTGTTATGACTATTCATGCAACAGAAGGCGTAATATTAGTTCGTCCAAATTTTGCTCCTCGTTTGAGTTACGGCACATTCCTAAACACTGGCGACCATGTTGCTACCGCAGCAAATACTCCAACAAATATTCCGATTGATACTGTTACAAAGTCTCGTGGATTTACTTTAACTGGCACGACTGATAGTAGAATAACTTGTTCAATATCTGGTTTATATAACTTTGGAGTATCATATCAGATTACGTCCACTAACTCCTCGGCTAAGGATATTTACTTTTGGATTCGTCGTAATGGAGTCGATCAACCATTCACAACTAGAAAACAATCCATTACAGGTAACGATGTATATCAAACATTTGCTTGTAACTGGACAGTAAGTCTTACTGCTGGACAATATGTGCAGTTGATGTGGGCAGTATCTGATGTTGCTGTTAGGTTAAGACATGAGGACGCAACAGCTTTCGCTCCATCATCCCCAGCGGTATTATTGACAGTCACAGAAGCTGCACTGTAAGCTATGTCATAGCCGAATACCGAGTATACCCAAATAACTATAGACTTCCGAGTGATAATATGATAAATATAGTTGTTGTCAATGGAGACAACTATACACATCACAGAGGTTAAAATGACTAACACACTTACACTTACACAAAGCATTTTTGTGAAGGCTTATAACTCAATCCAAAACTTCATGACTAAGTTGTCAGAACGTAAGGCTAAAGTAAAACTTGTTAAAAAGACTGTTAAACAACTTAATGAACTAACAGACCGTGAACTGCGCGATATCGGACTTTCACGTTATGATATTGAACAGGTCGCAAAAGAATACATGAACGAACTTAACTCAAAATAATTCAATAAATCTGTATTGGATCGAAAAAAGGCGGGCTTAATGCCCGCTTTTCTTTTTTTTATAAATACTGTTAATGTAGTATAGACTTAGGTAAACCTACAACAATATGAGGTTAAAATGGAAAAATCTAAAACTAAGAAGCCTGTAAGCAAGGTCTCTGAAAAAGAGTTTGTTAAAAACACTGTAGAACTCAACCCAAAACTACAAGAAGAATCGGGAAAGACCGCAGTCGTAAGTTTGGTCGAAATGAGTCCACCGACAATTAGTCACGAAAAGATAGCCAACAAAGTTGCAGAGATAGCAAAAGCAAATGGCGCTACACCTATCATTTATCTTTCACATTCACGAGACGCGAAGAAAAACCCACTGTCATATGAAGACAAGTATATGTTCGCTCGTGCCGCATTTGGACCAATGATCCAAAAATCAAATCCCAAAACAGCAATTCAAGTAATGCAAGAACTTGATAAGAAATACAGCGATGTTATTTTTGTTGTAGGTGATGACCGCATCGTGGAGTTTAAAACTCTATTGAACAAGTATAATGGCAAAGATTACAATCTAAATTCAATCAAAGTCGTATCCGCTGGTGAGCGCGACCCCGATGCCGAGGGAGTCGAAGGTATGAGAGCCGCAGCCGCTTCAGGTGATGACGCTGCTTTCAAATCTGGTTTACCCAAGAAACTGCAAAAACTTGCACAAGAAGTCTATGACATGGTCCGCGCTGGCATGAAGATCACAGAAGAACTTGAAAACGAGGGTCTTCTGAATGAAGCCGTTCTAAATCTTGCGCAACGCCGCAGACGCGGACTTATCATGCGCAGATTCAAAACAAAAATTGCAGCAGCCCGTAATAGAGCAAAGCGCAAAATGGCAGGCACAGGTGCGCTAGAAATTCGCGCTAGAAAAGCTGCTATCAATTCTATCCGCAAAAAAGTTGCTGGCACCAAGGGCGCAGATTACGCAAATCTTTCTCCGTCAGAAAAGATGATGATCGATAAGAGAGTTGCGCAACGCCACGCTATCATAGGTCGTATCGCCCAAAAACTTATGCCGAAAGTTCGTAAGGCTGAGAGAGAAAGATTCACAAGTCAGAACGCCAAAAAGAACGAGGCTTTTGAAGCAGTGTTTGGTGGTGAGCAAAAGACATACAAGAGATACCATCAGTTATACAACGGCGATAAGACAGTCAAGCACGATGGTAGATTTAAATTCTACAAGCAGAAAAAAGTTAAGATGGAAGACACGGATTATTCCGATGCTCTCGCTCTTATCGAACAAGTCGCGAATGATGTTTACAATAGCGTCCAACTAGACGAAAGCAAAATCGTAAATGCTTTGTTCGAAAAGTCAGAAAACTCTGGACTATCTCTTACTGAAATTTCGAATGCATATTCTGCTGGAGTAAATTCGTGGAATAAAGCATCGCCATTCGAAACACCATCACAACAAGGCTTTGCCAATGTCAGTGCTGTTATCGCAGAAAAGAAGTATCAAGACACTGGCGACAATTCCGTTATTTGGAAGAGTCCAAACACAGTCAAAGGCACACAAGCACATCAACTTGGTGTTGGTCTGAGCCTGAAGCAAATGATGCAACACGCCCTTTCAAATCGCGACATGGACATTGACGGCGATGTTGACAGTCTAGACAAGAAAACTCCTGCTGATATTGCTGGTAATGAAAAAGACATTACCAAGAAAATGAAAGCGAAGAACGATGCAGAAGCCAAGCACACAAAATCAGGCAAAGCGTTTGAAAGCCTATGGGACAACATTCGCAAGAGACGCGCAAAGGGCCTCGCTCCTTTGAAGCCAGGAGAAGCTGGATATCCAAAAACGCTTGACATTGGTGAAGAGGGCGGTGCTGGTGAAGAAGGCACCGACAAACTTGTGAAGAAGTATAAGAAAGATACTCCAAATCAGTCTGTGAATGAAGCATTCGAAAACATGCTAAATGAAGAAACTCAATGCGCTCTTATCACACGAGAAGACATTCGTGAACTCGAAAAGTTTGCTGATGGGCTGCTTAAAGACTATGGTATTGATGTAGAGTTTACAAGACATTTCGGTGATCGTATGTCCGATGAACGTAACGTACCATGTATCAATGTGCAAGAGTTGAAAGACTTCTTCCGCAAAGTGTATAACAACAAAGGTATGAAAATCAAAGGCAATCGTGGCATCGAAGCCATTCTGAAAGATATGCAGAAAAGCCTCAACATGCCCGTTGTTATCGACTACAGAAATGGCGAAGTAGAGTTGACCTTCAAAACAATCATGCGTAAGAAGAATTTCACTAGCCCGAACAAAGTCATATCGTATTAAGGAGAATGAAATGAGTTTTGAATTTAAGCAAGAACATTTAGCGGCAATGATTCCAACTAACAAAAATGTAGCTAAGTGGCACAAGGCTATGTTGGAAATATTTCCCAAGTACGAAATCAATACGCCAAATCGTATCGCGGGTTTCGTAGCACAATGCGCCCACGAATCGAACAACTTCAATTCACTCGAAGAGAACTTGAACTATTCTGAAGCACAATTGCTAAAGGTATTCGCTCGTTATTTTGGACCATCACCGAAGCGTAATGCTGCTGAGTATGCGAAAAATCCAGAAAAGATTGCGAACTACGTTTACATGGACGAGTTCCGTGTATCTAAGATGGGTAACGTAAAAACAGGTGATGGTTGGTTGTTTCGCGGTCGTGGCTTGAAACAGTTGACCGGTCGTGAAAACTACACAAACTTTGGTAAGAGCGTTGGTATGACAGCCGAAGAAGCCGCAGTATATGTGGCGACAGAAAAGGGTGCTATTGAGTCTGCTTGCTGGTTCTGGAATACAAAGAAACTCAATGCAGTTGCTGATGCTGGTGATATCGTAAAGATGACAAAGATCATCAATGGCGGTGATATTGGTCTTGCAGACCGTAAAAAGCGCTATGAAGCAGCAATCGCTATCCTCGGTGGCAAAGTTTCGTCTGCGCCTGCGCTTAGAGTTGTTTCTTCTGGTGGTCTTGATCTTAACGCCACGCTTAATGTTGGATCGACTGGAGCGACAGTGAAAGCACTTCAAGAAAAACTTGGCATCGAAGTCGATGGCACATTCGGACTAGGAACAAAGCGCGCCGTAAAAAATTGGCAAGCAAAGAACGGATTAGTCGCAGACGGCACAGCAGGACCAAAAACATTAGAAAAATTGTTAGGATAATCAAATGAAAAACTTTAGCGAATTTGTCACAGAAGCCTATGATGAATATGGCATGTATATGGGCAACGATGACTACGAAGACGAAGAAGGTTACCAAGACGAAGGTGAATACGATTATGAAGGCGACATGGCAATGAGCCAACTTCGCACAATCATTCGTAACGCTGAAGCGATGCTTGGTATGATGGAAAGAGACACAAATCTTCCTGAGTGGGTCCAGTCTAAGATAACTCTTGCCGAAGATTATGTCGTGTCATCCTCTAACTATCTTATGAGCCGATACGATGAGAACTTTTAAATCATTCCTAGAAGAAAGCGCAGATGCGGGTTTAAAAGCGAAAGCAGATAAATCTGGTGTATCTCTTTCGGTACTCAAAAAAGTGTATAGTCGTGGTGTTGCGGCTTGGAACTCAGGTCATCGACCAGGAACTACTCCGCAACAATGGGGTATGGCTCGTGTGAACTCTTATATCACAAAAGGTAAAGGCACTTACTATGGCGCTGATCAAGACCTTCACGAAGAAGAGTTGAACGAAGAAGTTCCAAAAGATAAAGAATCTGGTTTACCAAAAGTGTATGTCGCTGGACTATCTCCTTCCACCGCAAAGGCAAGAGCGGCGCATTGGAACAAGATGGATAAAAAAAGCGACAGTGATCCTACAGCATATGAACCCGCACCTGGTGATGCGACAGCAAAAACAAAAACAAGCAAACATACATTGAAATACCGTCAGATGTATGGCGAAGAACATACCAATTGCGGCACACCAAACTGCTGTGGTCAGTGCAACGAAGAACTGATTATCGAAGAATCAGAATACGAAGGTCGTAAAGTAAAGCTAAACGATCCCTTTCGTCTTCCCACTGGCTCTAAGAGCAAGTTCGGCGTCTATGTCAAAAACGATAAAGGTAATACTGTAAAAGTGACGTTTGGTGATCCGAACATGGAAATCAAACGAGACGATCCAGGTCGTCGTGCATCTTTTAGAGCAAGACACGGCTGCGATAACCCTGGTCCAAAATGGAAAGCAAAGTACTGGTCGTGTATGCAATGGCGCGCTGGTGCTAAAGTAGACGATTGATAAATATACAGAACAAACAAAGGAGTTTAAAATGGCATTAGATCCAGTTAATCCGAAGGCGCTAAAAGGCAAATTCAAAGACCGCGAAGACAAAGATATCGACAACGATGGTGATACAGATTCTTCAGACGAATATCTACACAAGCGCCGTCAAGCCGTTTCAAAGGCGATTGGCAAAAAAGTAGAAGAAGCCAAGATGACGCCTGACGAAATGAAGAAGGCACTTGCTTCTGATAAAGCAAAAGCACAATCGAAAGACAAAGTTTCTTTGAAGAAGCCACCTTTCAAGATGGATGAAGAAGCCGAACAAATTGATGAGTTGTCTAAAGATACTCTTAAAAGTTATCGTGATAAATCTAAGGAAAGCTCAAAAGAACTTGGCGCAAAGTTGGATTCTGCGCCAAAAGACGTAATGGGTGGCATTAAATCTAAAGATCGTCCTACTCTAGATAAACTACAAAATAGAGTTCGCGGACAGCGAGTGTCTTATAAAAAATTAAACGCAGAAGAAGCCAAGATGACGCCTGACGAAATGAAGAAGGCGCTCGATTCTGATAAAGCAAAAGCACAATCGAAAGACAAAGTTTCTTTGAAGAAGCCACCTTTCAAGATGGATGAAGCAGTGAACGAAAAACAGATCAGAAAAGACCTTGATTCTGGAATGTCACATGATGTTGTTATCGGCAAACATGCCAACAAGAAAACAACTAACACCGACGAAATCCGTAAAGTGATCAAGCAACATGCTTTTGATAAGCGCATGAAAAAAGAATCAGTCGTGTTAAAAGCCCTGCGCCGTATATCAGAAGCAAAAGACGCATACACTGTAGCCCACAAAACATTCTCTTCAGCCGTTCAACACGCAGAAGAAGTTGCTAAAAAGCGCGGCTTCGAAATTGATCCAGAAGAATGGGATCGCAAAGTATCTATGGGTCCTCGTAAACCTGGAACTGGTAAGACAAACTCATACAAGATCGACCTTATGAAAGATGGTAAAGAAGTGAAGCAAAAACTTAACATGCAAGTTTACTATGACGAAGGTCGCTACGAACTTAATATGTACATTTCTTAACCCAGAAAAAGGAGAAACCAAAATGGCACTATGGGGAAACAAAGACACTAAGGCTGTAACAGGCACAGTTGATGTAGCAAACTCTTCTGCTACTGTAACTGGTACAGGAACAGCGTTTACTACCGAACTCAAAGTAGGTAATTCACTTGTTATTGCAACAGTACCATACGGTATCGTGGCAATTGCAAATACTACATCACTTACACTTGCAAGCGTTTATGCTGGCTCAACAGCATCTGGTCTTACAGTAACTGCAAACGAATCACCTGCATCTGTTCCGAATGCTGATAAAGCAAAAGTTTTTGGTGTTGACACAACAGAAGCGGCAGAAACAAGACAGATCACATCTGCTGGTTGGGTTCTACAAACAACAGGTTCAGGCGGTCGTGCAGGTCGCGTTTCATACGAAACACTTGTCGCTATGGGCACAATTTCTGGCGATGCTGAAGACACGGCATTCCCAGATGCGACAATCACCATTGTCACACAGCCTGTCAACCGTTCTGTAACAGCACCTGCAGGCACGACATTCGTAGTGGCAGCGACTGCAACACAAAGCGCGACAATTGTTTACGATTGGGAAGTATCGACAAATGCTGGTTCTACATGGGCAAACGCAACAGGCGGCGTATACTCAGGAGCAGATTCAGCAACTCTAACTATCTCGGACTCGACTGGTCTAACTGGTTATCTATACCGTTGTAACCTAACGGCAACTGGAGCAACAGCGAAAACAACTACATCAGCATCACTAACTGTAGCGTAATAAATACTATGGAGAGGGATCAATCTTCCTCTCCATTTTTCTGAAACAGTGTGGGACGTAACATGATACTTGACGAAACTTCATTTTTAATATATGCCGCAAGGCATTACGACATGAAAAAGTCGTCTGGTATCGAAGAATTTAATGATGATCTTAAAAAGTTCCAGTATCTCAAAAGACTCTTCAAGAGATACGAAGAAAACGGCGACCTCAAAGTGAGATTGATTCTAAATCATCTAATCATATTATACAACTGTTTCGGTCCATATGCAACCAATTTGTTGTTCTTTAAGTTAAAAGATCAGCACCAATACTTAAAGCCCTTCGTCATGTTCCTGAACTATATGCCAGATGTGATAGAATACGAAGAAGTAAGACTCCTAAATTCCGACATCCCTTTAGATTTAAACATAGTAAAAGAATTGAGAAAAATATGATCGACCTATTCTTCCTATACATGTTTATCAAGAGACTTGTGACGCCTTTCGATCAATGGAAAGCGTTTGAAGCGGGCATTATTGACGCTGAAGGCAATATCATCAAAGCACCAGAAGTTCGCCAGCGCACAATCAAAGACCGTGAAGCGTTTACAAAGTTTGATCTGATGGTTCTGAAGTTGAAGAAACTTCTTGCCAAAATTCCAGGTGGGCAAACTCGCTTTGCGACATATGCCGCTGCACTTTGGCTAATCAAAGAACACAAAAATCCCGATGCACCTATTCTGAATGAACAGGCTACAATCAATTCGATCACTGGTTACCTGAGACACATCGAAGAGCATCACGACATTAACACAAGATTTGAAGACTTACTTGCAGAAGACGGCACAATGTCTGCTGGCGGTGGACAGATTGCTGGTATCGGCGTTGGACCACAGGGTGAACCCGGTTTCACTCCCGCAAACATGAAGAAGTATAAGAAAAGCAACCAGCCTTTAAAAAGATTTAAGGATATCGTAAAATGACCGAAGCAGAATTAAAAACCGATGTTGAATTAGTCAAGCGCGATGTTGCCACTATGCAAAATATGATGTCAAAACTGGACACTGCAATTGACAAGATTGCGGATGTTTCAAATGGCATTTCAAAAATACTTGCCGTCCACGACCAAGCTATTGATACACTCAGAGTGTCCGTCGAAGAGAGAAAAAGATTGTCTGAGAAAGAAGTAGAATTGTTACACAAGCGTATAACCGAAATGAAAGACGAAAACACAGAAGGACGCAAGGCGAATCATGCCGAACTCCTTGCTGCGATCAAGGACATGGACAAGACCAACCAGTCAGAAATTACCGCACTGTCTGAAAGAGTTGCGTTGCTAGAGAAGTGGAAGTGGGCAGTCGTGGTAGGCGCTACAGTCGCTGGCTATTTTCTTTCGAAAATGCCTGCGTTAGCCGCACTTTTTAGTTGACAGGATTTTTCCGTAGTGTATAATCATCTTATGTGATTAGCATATATGGAGTAGTGATGAATTATATCGATCTCAAGTATACGAATCTTCTGTCAAATAGACTTGAGAGATTTTCAATCAAAGATACGAATCCATACAGAGTAAACTTTAGATGCCCTTTGTGTGGAGACTCAGCTAAGTCAAAAAGTAAGACACGTGGATGGATACTCGAAAAGAATAACGCTGCACTCATGTATTGCCACAACTGTGGTGCTTCCATGGGTCTGCGCAAGTTTCTCGAAAAAGTTGATCCAATTCTATACAACGATTATATCATTGATACTCGACTCGACAAAGATATTCTTAAAAAACAAGTTCAAGAGTTAACTTCGCCATTAGATACACTGACACACAAGGTACCCAATTTCAAAAAGAGTGGGTCGCCTTTGTTGTCTATTCGAAAGATTAGTCAATTGAAAGGTGGTCATCCTGCGAAGACTTACATAGAGAACCGACAGATACCAGCGAACCAACACTATAAGTTATACTATGCACCTAAGTTCAACGAGTGGGTAAACAGTATTATTCCAGGTAAACTGCCAGAACAAGAAAGAGATGCACCAAGACTGATACTGCCGTTCATTGATGACAAAGGAAATCTATTCGGTTTTCAAGGTAGAGCGTTTGATAAATACTCGCTGCGCTATATCACAATCATGATCAATCCCACAATGCCAAAGATATTTGGTTTAGATACTGTTGACTTCGAAAGGAAGTATTATGTTGTTGAAGGTCCTATTGATAGTCTTTTTCTTGATAATGCAGTGGCCATGGCTGGCGCTGATGGTTCTGGTTCTGGGCTTTCTCATATAGAGAATGCGATTATGGTGTTTGACAACGAGCCTCGAAACAAAGAAATATGTTCTCGTATGGAGAAATGTCTTGACAAAGGCTACAAAGTTTGCATATGGCCGACGAATGTGGTTGACAAAGATATCAATGATATGATATTATCGAATATAAACAACGCTGACGTCCAGCTTATTATTGACCAAAACACATACTCTGGATTACAAGGCAAATTAAAACTCACTTATTGGAGAAAATGTTAATGACGGCAACACTCATGTTGGGAAATTGTCTAGACAAAATGAAAGACATTGATGACAACAGTGTTGATAGTATTGTCACTGATCCTCCGTACGGGCTATCTTTTATGGGAAAGAAGTGGGACTATGATGTTCCCTCTACTGAAATTTGGGAAGAAGCATTTCGCGTTTTGAAACCAGGTGGATTTCTTTTATCATTTGCTGGCACAAGAACTCAGCATCGCATGGCTATTCGCATTGAAGACGCGGGCTTTGAAATCCGTGATATGATTGCATGGATTTACGGAAGTGGGTTTCCGAAATCTATGAATATCGGTAAGGCGATTGATGATGTAAAACAATGGGAAGGTTGGGGCACTGCACTCAAGCCTGCATTAGAGCCGATTACAGTTGCAAGAAAGCCGATAGAAGAAAAGAATGTTGCTGCTAATGTGTTAAAATATGGCACTGGTGGTATCAATATTGATGCGAGCCGTGTTAAAATTGATCCAGAACTTGATGCATCACAAATTAGAACACTTAATAGTAGTGCTAGATATGACGATACAAATGGACAAACTTGGGGAATGAATAAAGATAAAAGTGGTACACCACGTGTATTCCAAGTAGTCAGAGAAGAATGTCGTTTCCCTGCGAATCTGATCCACGACGGAAGCGAAGAAGTCACAGAACTTATGGGAGAATCTGCGCGTTTCTTCTATTGTCCCAAAATTTCAAAGGCAGATCGTGATGAGGGATTGGATGCGTTTGAAGAAAAATCGATTGGCGGTAAAGGCAACGGCATCCGCAGAGTGTGTTCCAAATGCGGAGCATCTTCTCTTGAAGCGCATACTTGTCATTGCGAAGAAAAAGATTGGATTAATCCATCAACTAAAAGGAATAATCATCCAACCGTCAAACCAACTGATCTAATGCGGTATCTAGTTCGTATGGTAACACCAAAAGACGGCACCGTTCTTGATCCATTTATGGGGTCTGGTTCTACAGGCAAAGCCGCAAAGTTGGAAAGATTCAACTTTATCGGCATAGAACTTGATGCTGAATATTTTGAAATTGCAAAAGCAAGAATAGAAGATGTCAAAGAAGAAACAACACTAGAAGAATTTTTTAAATAATTGGAGAAAATGTTAATGAAAGTAAATTTGGTAGGGTCGACTGAGCCAAAGATCATCGGTATTGATAATCTTGAAGAGTTCATTGCTTACTGCGCGAAGGTAAGCAATCCTCAATTTCAAACGGATTTTACCAACTCGAAAAAACTACTCGCTTATCTAATCGAACACAGACACTGGAGCCCATTTGAAATGGCTTCAATCACACTTGAAATTGAAACGACCCGTGACATTGCAAGACAAGTTTTGCGTCATCGGTCGTTTTCTTTTCAAGAATTTAGCCAGCGCTACAAAGAAGTCAGCGCTATCGAAAACCCCTTTGTTGTCCGTGAAGCGCGTTATCAGGACAATAAGAATCGCCAAGACTCGGTTGAGTTGAACATGGATCGACCATATGACCGTGATATCGACCGAACATGGCGCTCAAAACAACAACAACTCAATCACGAAACAAAAATCGCTTACCAGTGGGCATTAGATAATGGCATAGCAAAAGAAGTCGCTAGGGCTATTCTACCCGAAGGCAATACAGTATCGCGTCTCTATATGCAGGGGAATATGCGTTCTTGGATACACTATATAGAATTACGATCTGGTAATGGGACCCAGAAAGAGCATATGCTTCTCGCGCACGAATGTGCAAGAGCGATTGCACCAGTATTTCCCATGATTACGCAGTTTATCACAGAAAGCAAAGAGGCACACTAAAATGCTATTCGAAGAACAAATTTCAAGAAAGCCAGATCAGTATCCGTGGACCAAACAGTTCATTGACGCTATCTGGCAAGGTTTCTGGACTCCCGACGAGTTCAATTTTCGCTCAGATTACTCCCAATTCAAAAGTGATCTGTCACCAGAAGAACAACAAATCATTGTCCGCACTTTGTCTGCTATTGGTCAGATCGAAGTTGCGGTAAAAACTTTCTGGGCTGATATCGGGCGTCATATGCCCCATCCATCTATTCGTGATTTAGGTTTCGCGATGGCAAACTCAGAAGTCATTCACAACCTGGCATATGAGAAACTTCTTGATGTTCTACACTTGAGCCATGTGTTTGAAGAGAATCTAAACGAGCCAGTAATCAAAGGTCGCGTAAACTACCTACGCAAATACAACAAGAAAATTTACAAAGACGCAAAGCAGCAATACATCTATTCGATCATCCTGTTTACTCTGTTTGTAGAGAATGTGTCACTTTTCAGCCAGTTCTACATCATTATGCATTTCAATCGGAATCGTGCCGTTCTGAAAGATTGTGCCCAACAAGTCCAATACACTCGTAATGAAGAAATGCTCCACGCTCAGGTAGGTGTGAAGTTGATTAACACACTGCGCGAAGAATATCCAGAACTGTTTGACGCGGAACTTGAAGCGCGTATCGGTCTTGAATGCCTCGATTCGATCAAAGCTGAAAATAATGTAATCGACTGGATCATGTCTGACTATTCTATTCCAGGTTTGAATGCTGACATTCTCAAGAGTTTCATGGCAAAGCGTATGAAAGACTCGCTGAATCAAATTGGATTCGATTCAAGCGCTATCACATACAACCAAGATCATATCAATCAGACATACTGGTTCGATGAAGAACTTCTTGGTGCAAACATGACTGACTTTTTCCAGAAGCGTCCTGTAGAATACGCTAAAGGTAAAGGCATCGATGCCGACGATTTATTTTAAGGGAAACGAAAATGGGATTTAACTGGTTAAACGAAGACTCACGAACATTTCTCTCGCGCGGATACATCGATGGCAACATGACAGCCGAAGAGCGCGTAAGAGAAATTGCAAAGACCGCAGAGAACATTCTGGATAAAGAAGGCTTTGCTGACAAGTTCTACGACTATATGAGTCGTGGATTCTATTCACTATCTTCTCCCGTATGGAGCAACTTTGGCACGAAAAAGGGTTTACCTATTTCGTGTAATGGAGTATACATTGATGACTCCATCGAATCGATTTTGTATAAAGTAGGTGAAGTCGGAACACAGACAAAGATGGGCGCTGGCACATCTGGATATCTTGGCGGTATCCGTGCGCGTGGTTCAGAAATCAAATCTGGTGGCAAAGCTGACGGACCTGTCCACTATGCCAACTTGTTCGAAACAACTGTAGATATTGTAAGTCAAGGCAACGTCCGTCGTGGTTCTATGGCAGTCTATCTTGACATTGATTCGCCTGACATCATGGAGTTTCTTGAAAGCCGTGAAGAAGGTTCGTCTATCAAGAACCTGAGTCTCGGTGTCTGTATTCCAGATTACTGGATGGAAGAAATGATTAATGGTGATGTTGAAAAGCGCACTGTATGGGCAAGAGTGCTGCGCAAGCGCCGCGAATCGGGTTACCCTTACTTGTTCTTCTCTGACACTGTTAACAACAATCGTCCTCAAGTCCTCAAAGACAAGAACATAAAAATCTATGCGTCAAATCTTTGTTCTGAGATTGCACTGCCTTCTTCTTCTGATGAGTCGTTTGTTTGTAATCTAGCGTCTATGAACTGCTTGACGTTTGACGAATGGCAGCACACAGATGCTGTAGAGACAATGATCTGGTTCCTTGATGCTGTTATGGAAGAGTATATCGAAAAGACTCGTAACGTCAAATTCATGGAGTCTTCACACAACTTCGCTGTCCGTTGGAGAGCGTTGGGTCTAGGACAACTTGGATGGCACACTTATCTCCAGTCGAAGATGATTGCGTTCGAATCGTTTGCTGCACACATGGAAGCAATCAAGATCAGCAAGTTTATTGATGACAAATCTCTTATCGCCACAAAAGAACTGGCTATTGAATATGGTGAGCCAGAAGGCATGTTGGGATACGGACAGCGCAATCTCACTCGCACTGCGATTGCTCCTACGACTTCTAGCAGCTTCATTCTTGGTCAGGTGTCTCCAGCAAATGAGCCGCTTGCAGCAAACTACTTTACGAAAGATTTGGCAAAGGGCAAGTTCACTTTCAAGAACCCAGCCCTCACTAAACTTCTTGACGAAAAGGGTAAGAACACTTTCGAAGTTTGGGAAACGATATTGAAGCGTGGTGGCTCTGTCCAGCACCTTGATTTTCTAACACAAAACGAGAAAGACGTATTCAAGACATTCTCGGAAATCACGCCTCTGGCTGTTGTTCAACAAGCGGCTGCAAGACAGAAATATATTGACCAAGCGCAGTCGCTAAATATTTTGATCCATCCAGACGTGTCAGCCAAAGATGTAAATGCATTGATCATTGAAGGCTGGAAACTTGGGATTAAAACATTCTACTACCAACGTTCGGCTAATCCAGCACAAGAGTTGGTTCGTGATATCATGAACTGCCAAAGTTGTGAAGCGTAATAAGAAAGGAATAAAGAAATGAATAAAGAAGACATCTCATGCAAAAACTGTGAAGCAGAATTTTACATCGAAACTTTCACAGAGATTTTGTTCTGCCCTCACTGCGGACACGAATTAGATTTGATTGACGAAGATGATTTGATGTTCGCTGATGATATTCTAGAACTTGATTTTGACGAATAACACCGAAACTCCAGAAGATATCGTTTGGAAAAACATAAATCCGAACGATATCTGGGTTTTAGATAAACTCATTGTGTCCCGCAAAATGGGACACAATTGTGGTCCAGTGGGACTTGCTGTTTCGCAACCGAACAACTATATCGTAAGACCATGTGTCAATATGTTGGGTC